TGAAGGGCCTAAATTAAATGTCCAGGACACTAATGCGTCGAACTCGTATTGTTCAAGAGGCACTTCAACTGCTTTATTAACAGCTTCCTCAAAAACAGCTACATCTTCTAATAAAAGAGCTTCTGCTCGTTGTTGTGATATTTCCATACCTTCACTAATACCAGAGGTCGAGCCATAACCAATTGTCCAAACTCCGGCCGCGCATTGATAACTTTCTAGCTTACAGCCTTCAAACTTTTTGATTAAAGATAAGCCTTCTTGTGATATTTCCATGTTTTGCATATTAATAATCTCCCCATATTTTTGTTTTTGTGCCGCCATGGTATTCAACGGCATGTCCTTCTTCGATAAGCATTTGACAAATATCTTGACCATCTTCTGTATAAGGGATCCCAAGTATTCGCCCATATTTACCTTTTCCTAATGATTTTACTTTAAATTTACCAAAGCATAACTCTTTGAGTCTTTCTTTAGCTGCTAATCCTAAAACTTTTTCTGCTTTATCTCTAGTTCTGGACTCTGGCGTATCTATGCCAGCAAGTCTTACTCTTTGCTTGTGCAATTTCACATCAAAACCAAGATCTAAGCAACAATCAAACGTATCGCCGTCTACAACGCGTTCTAATGTAGCGTTATAAACAAAAGCGTCTGGTGAATCACTCATCACTTTCTCCTTCATTCGTTGTCACTTTTCTATAATAAACGACAACCTCTTTTAATTCTTTTATGTACCTTTTGAGTTCTTGCATGTTATACGCCATAAGCTCATAATCTGGCACTGACATGGCTACAAATACAACATTTCCATGTTCTTTTTCTACGCGCTCTAAAAATTCATCTAAATTTTTTTCAGATACAACATACCAATACGGCTCTTTTAGGTCTACAGCCCTAGGCATGATTGGTTGAACGATTTTACGTTCAATAGGTTTGGTTACTATTTCTACTTCTTTACTCGGTAGTAGGCTGCAACTGCAAACCATTATCGAGATCGTCAATACCAATAGTGTCTTTTTCAATGCTATCGAATACATCTTTTGTTCCATTGTTTACACGGGTTTCAATCAATCCAGGTTTAGCAATAGCTAATTTAGAAAGATTGTGTCTTTTAAATATATCAAGATACCTTACCATCTCTGCTTCGATTTCTTGATTTTTTTCTTGTAGTTTTAATAACGAGCTTGTCTGTAATTCAAAGTCATTTTGTAAATTTTCTATCACAGCTTTTTGTTCAGCATCTCTTAATTCAAACGCATCGTTTAAAGCCGATAAGTTACTATTTTGCCAATATAGAAAACTACATAACAAAACTAGAACACCTATGACGCCAAATAATATCTTACTCATCAATTGTCCATATTTTTAAAGGATCTTTTTTACCTTTAACCTTAATTGGTTTTAATGACTTTAACACATATTTGCAATTTTTTGCAGTTTCTTGCCCAATTAATAGTTCTACGCCTGCTTCTTTCGTAGCACTCTCAAGTCGCGCAGCTGTATTTACTGCATCGCCTATGGCTGTATAATCGAAGCGTGAATCAGATCCCATATTGCCTAGTACAGCTTTGCCTGTATTTATCCCGATACCAATACGAACTTCTAACTTTGCTTTATTTATTTCGTCTTGCATTTGTAAAGCTGCTGCAATTGCTCGGTTTTGGTGATCTTCTTGGTCAATGGGCGCATTGAAAATAGCCATCATAGCATCGCCAATATACTTATCTACCATGCCACCAAAATTTTGCACGGCTTTGGTTTGTATGGTTAATGCTTGATTCATAATTTTAGTAACTTCTTGTGGATCTAAAGTTTCAGACAAAGCAGTGAAACCACGAACATCTGTAAATAAAAATGTGCAATATCTTTTTTCGCCACCCAACTGCAAAAGATCTGGATTGTCTTGCAGTCTTTTAACTTGTCGTGGATCCAGGTAATGTTCAAATTGTTTTTTGATTTGTTGACGTAATTTATACTGTTCTCGGAAGCGCATATAGAAAACTACACCACTCATAATCATTTCTGACACAAAAGTCCAAGAAAAATCGATCAAAATGCCGTTTTTGATGCTAAAAACTCCTAAGACGCCTGTAGACGCAAGGAAAATTGCTCCGAAGGCTAAACCCTTGGTCATGTTGAGATATGCAAGCACAAGCGAAATGGTGAGGACAAAAATCGTGAAAATTAAAATTTCGGCTGCTATGGCCCAATCTGGAATGTAAGGTGAGTTTTTTAACAAAATTGACTCGGATAATGCAGCTTGAATTTTGTGTGGTTCTAATAATCCAACCGGTGTTGCAACTTGTGGCATGATGCCCGCAGCATCTACTCCAACGAAAACATATTTACCAGCAACATTCATTTCCTCTAATGTTGTTTCTGGTGTTTTTACCCAGGACACCCATTTACGACCAAGACGATCAACATCTACCGGTGGCAATCCTTGAACAGTAATTTGTTGGATGCCGTTTTCGTCACCTTTGATTATGTAGGTTTGTGCACCAGCTAACATTTTTAACACTTCGGTACCAAAACTAGGCACAAAACCATCTGGTGTTTGGTACAGCAATGGCACACGTCTAACTAGATTGTCAACTTCTACTGGAGCCGAAGAAATACCTTGTGGAAGGTTTGCGAGATTGGATGTGTTTTCTACGACTCCAGACGAAGCAATACCAGATATATTTTCACCTAATAAAACTGTACCTGTAGTTGGTGGATAGTTCCCGTTGTTATATTCAAACATGGATAACACTGTTGGTCCATAACTAAGTGCCTCTGCGAATACTTCGTCGCCACCAAATCTATCGGGCTGCGGAAAACTGACTACCCAGCCAACTCCTAATGCACCAGCATTAAGAAGATCGACATGAATTTGTGCTAAACGACTTCTGGGTATTGGCCACCCACCTTCTTTTTCTATGTCTTCTTCACTGATACTTAATACCACAAAGTTGCCACTAGGCTGTTGTTCTTCTACAAAAGTATCAAAAGTTTGTAGTTTAAGGATCTGTAAGGGATATAACTGAAACAACAGTGGCAACAAGAGTATTATAAATGTGGTGAATATTACTCTTTTCATTAGGATCCTTGTCTTATTGTTATTGTAGAGTTACCGGTGCCGTTGATCTGAACCACTTTAGAAACACCATCTTGTATAAAAATTACAGTGTAAGATTGATCGCCGTCTAATAAAACTTGTGCGCTTTGATTGACGTTTCTTATCATCTTAACTTGGCTGCCCTGGAGTAAAGTCGTTATTTGAGTATCTCTATCCTGGCCAATCGCTGTTCCAGAAATATTGATACCAGCGACAAAATTGGTAAGCTGATCTTCTTCTTCTTTGCTATCAAGCTCGTCAATAATATCCAAGAGATCTTCCAAGAAGTCGACATCAAGTAGATCTATATCGAGCTCAGTAAATTCAAAGTCTGGATCTTCTTCTAATAGATCTTCTGCTAATAGATCTACATCTAGATCTGTAAAATCTAAGTAGTCTGCTGATTGATTTTCTTGGACCTGTTCCTCAGATATTTCTTCTTTCGGTGGCGATATAATCAAAAGGTTATCAATCAATTCTAAAGTTATATCCAGGGTAACTGGCTTGGATGGTGTATTTTCAAAAACAGTGGTTGTGGTTGCCTGGTAAGGTTTGTCTAAAACCACTTGGCCGGCAGCTGTACTAACTAGGATCTCGCCACTAGCATCGCCAAATTCATCTGGTAAAAGAATAATTAAAGATCTACCTGTTTCGTCAACAGTTGCGGTAAAGTCCGTCCCTCTAACAAAAATTTGTGAAGTCGGCGTAGATAGAGTGATATTTTTTTTATTTAGTTTATTGACGTTACCAGATATAAATCGGATGGTGCCACTGGCAAACGACAAAGCCATTTCAGATTTATCTGGATTTGGATCATAAATATATTTGTCTATTAGTAATTGTGAGTGCTCAGTAAGTTTTACTGTTGAATCATCAAGAAAAGTAATGGCCACACGACCAGCTCGTGTTTGCACCTCATCGTTTGAGGCAATATCAAAATCTATTTCTGCTGGATATGCTTGATCTCGTACTACCTGTCCGTAGCCCTTGAGCTCTGTAATATCTCCAATACTAGCAGCTTGTGCTTGTGCCGCCGTCGTTTTGAACGACACAAATATTACTGTTAGAAGTATTAGAAGTGATTTTGAGCCAGTCACGAGCTAAAGTTGAAGATTGAGTTATATTAAATGTGTTGCTACTGCCGTCAAGATCTAGATAAAAATATCCAGCATCACTTGAGCTTGCTCCGTAGCCGCTACCAGAAAAGTTTACTGTATTTGATGAGCCGTTAATGTCCATGTAATTCGTGGCATACTCATAATCAATATCAAAATCGAACTCATTACTATCACCAGTAATAATCCAATCTAGATCTAAATAACTAGCATCATCGTCTTCACCAATTTTTATGTCAGCCGTGTTGCTTGAGCCGGTGACGTCAATGTTTAAATTGACATAATCAGTTGCGCTCAAGCCTGTTGAGTTCATCAGAAGATCCCATACGTTTGAATCACCATCAAACTCAAAAAAACCGGTAAAGTTGCCGCCGTCAATAGCATCGGATCTAAAAATATTGCTTGATCCGATTTGGTTAATGTCGAGCGTCATGCTGGCGCCGTCAAGATCCAAAGCCGTCATGCTGCCAGACGAAGCCGAAGTGCCACCAATAAGGTTGGTAGATCCTAACTGTTCAAGATCAATAGCGGCGTTAGATCCACTTTGATCAACAAAAATTTCATTGTCAGCTAACAAGGTAGCTGAAAATAAAAGAATAAATAAATACCTCATTCTTTCTCCATAAAAGTCCAAAACCCTTTTTCACTACCCTGGTTTATTATGTCAACAATACCAATTTCTATAGCGCTTTGCAAAGCGATGGACTTACTTTCGTTCATGGCATTACCAGACTCAAACTCGACTAATTCAAGATCATTGGCAATATATCTGAAATAATCATTAGATAAACCAACAGATAAAATAGTTTTTGTGGTTAGGTTTTCCAAAAGTATTTCACCTGTACTTACTGATACTAAACGGATTGACACCAAAACAGTATCTTCTCGGTATTGTTTTGATGAGCCTATGCCGAGATACCTAGCACCCATGCCTCCGGTTAATAAATTGGTATTGTAATCAACGATACCACCTTCAATAATAATGCCAGCAAACAAGAGTGGCAGCTGTTCGTTTTTCTCATCAAACTTTTCACGAGTAGATCTAATGATTTGTCGTTCACGAGTTATGTGATCCAGGCCACCTCTTTCTACCACACGAAAAAATCCAGATTGTTTAAGAGCTCGAATGAGATAAGTTTCTGGTGCTTGTGTCATGGCCGTAGAAAAATTAGCATAGCCATCGACACTTTTTCTTTGTCCAGAATAGTCAGCAAACTTATAGACTGCGACTACCGGTTTTTGTACTGGCTCTGGTATTTCTAATATTTCTTTAGTAATTGGTTGATTGATAAATGCCGATTTTGAAAAGCATTGCGCTTTGCCGATAATGGTTACAACATCTTTATAGTCTTGATCTGGATTTGTTAAACAGGGTGAAACGTATTTTAAATGCGTTGCACAACTAGCCACCAAAACCAAAGTCGCCGATAGGAATAGTGATTTCAGTAGTGCTTTCATCTAAAGTATTATAAATCGTTAATGTTATATATGTCCCATCGGAGGTCCAACTTATGATGTTATCAAATAGTGTGAAGGATCCAGATGTTGCTGGATTTTCACCAAAAAGTTGTTCAACTAATTGCCTGGATAATTGAGCAAAGATACGCGATTCAAAATTACGAATGAATCTAGCCAAAGTTGTGTTTTCTTCCTCACGCTTTGCTGCTTCCTCTAGAGCTTTTATTTCTGCTTCCAGGGCTTCACGCCTGGTAAACTCTTGGTTCTCAATAGTTAAGTAATGGGCCGAAGTACCGACACCGCTGAAAGAGGGTGATTTGAATTGAAATTTAATTTCATCTGCGGATATAAATGATGTGAATAACAGAATATAACTAGCTGTTATTTTTGCGAGGGGATTTTTGAATATTATTTTTTTCATTTTCTTTTAGCCTAACAACAGTGTCGACCTTCTCTTTTAAGCGTATCATATCTTGGTCCAGGAGTCGAAGTTGATCGGTCAGTCTGATAATCGTAGTTTTCATTTCTGCTACAGCTGGATCTATTGTTTTGGTTATGGTTTGCCAAACGTAATAAACAAAATAACCTAGGCCAATCACCATAACTGTTGGAAAACCGAATTTTTGTATAAGATCTACAACTTCCATCAATCTCTCCGCGCATCGATTTTACCATCTTCAACGAAGTTTTCAGCTCGTGCTATGCGATCGAGATCTGGTGGTAGATCTAAAGCGCTACTAACAATAGTGTCTATGCGTATGATGTCGTTATTCATAATCGATGCTCTGGTTATTAACATTTTAGTTATGCCCTGGACACTTTTTATTTCTGATACCAGGCCAGTCATAAGTTGTTTGATAATGATAAAAATGAAATAGCCCATGATAAGGCCACTAGCGATTGGTAGGCCAAGGTCACTAATCAAGCCTATGGCTTGGTCCATTAGTCCTCGCCTTTAAACTTTTTGCTTTGTCCAGATGTCCCGGCATAAATACCAAATACTGCTGCCATAGCACCGACAACAATTGATACTAAACCGGATTGTTCGAGGCTTGGATCTTCAAGACTCATAAACCAAATCACTACCTTGTAAAGTAAAAAGATGTAAACACTGACAAAGATCCTTGGGAAGATCCTCCAGGCATCGACAGCTTTGGCCAAAAAAATTAATTTTTGATAAGGATTGTCTTTGCTATTGTGTTGACTAACGTCGATGTCAAGCTCAAGTTTTTTTTTGATAACAGGATCTTTCTTTTGTTCTGGATCCTCCATGCCCATTGCGGACAATGTTTCTTCTTTGTTCATAACAGGGCAGCTAAACCAACGACAGCTACAATGAAAGGATAGACCGCCCAGATCATACTTTCTAGTTTATCGAATCTTTTGGATCCATCCTCGAGTCTTTTTTCTATGTTTTCATAGCGGATAGCGCACTCTCTTTCATGTGCTGCTATACGACTCATTGCTTGCTCTAGCTCTGTCATTGTTTTTTCTTAGGTCTTCCTACTTTTTTAACTCTTACTTCTTCGTAAGCCTCGTTAATATCTGGCGTTGATTCATCATCGCCAACATATTGGCCCTTATCGTTTCTGGCTCTGACAATCTTTCTCTCAGTTCCAGTAAAATAATCCACTACCTTTTTCCACCAGCTCATTTTATTCTCCTGGTTTGTTTTTGGCTTTGCCAATATTTAAAGCTAGTAAGTCTATTAATTTATAGAGTTTACCTATCCAAACATCATCTTTTGGTGTTGGCGTACTTGCAGCTATCAAACTGCTCACTGTCACAACTGCTGTTACGATACCGATTGCGTTTACAATTAGATCCATATTAGTCCTCCTTCTCTGGCTTTTCTTTCAGATCTTTTACATTTTCTTCGACTGGCTCATCTAAACTTTTTAGTTTTTCAACCACTGCTTTTCTAATTGCAGCAACTGCTTCAAGTTCTGAGCCTTCCCATGCGCCTCTTTTTGAACTAACGTCAACAAGTTGCAACATGCTTAAAAAAATATTTCTATCTTCCATTTTCACTACCTCCTTTTTAATTAACTACCTAAAATTTTAAGTACACTTGATGGGCTTATTTTTTCAGCTATTTGTGCATCTAAACCAGCTTTTAAAGCTGTAACTTCGTCAGCTCCTAATGCTGACTCAACCCAACCTTGAACAGTAGAAGCATTTAAACTAGACCAATTTGTAAAACTAGATAAATCTGATATATCTAAATCAACAACTCCGTAAACCTCTGCTACTTGTGGATTGCCGTCTGCATCATTATTAGCATCATCGCTTGCTTTTAATCTCCAATGTACGGCGTGTACTACATTAGATTTTCCGTTTTTTGATGGGTATGTTTCGCATTTGTTTACATCCCAAGTATAAGATATTGCCATTAGTTTCCTCTTATATTAGCCATAATTATTATCAATACAATACTGTTCTAAATCAGATGTGCTGCATCCTGTTGGATAAGCAAATCTATTTTTTATTTCAGCTTTCTTATCAGTCCAAACAGATTTTTCTATTTCATCTGCTAAATATTGTGCCATCAAAGGATCTGCTTCTTTTTTATAAGCAAATCTTCTTTGACTTCTTGCTGTTACATATTGTGCTGCTTCTTGTTTTGTTATTGCCATACTATTCTCCTATTGCCAATGGCTGTAATGTTCCTATGCAAGAAACTGTTGTGCCGCCAACTGCTGCTTGTAAGTTCATACCACTTACAGTTATCGTAAAACCATTATTCTCAATAGTTTCTAAAATTGCTATTGCGGCATTATCCACACCTAAAATACCAACAAATCTTGTGCCATAACTTCCTCCAGTCCTACATAAACTAAACATATAAATTCCATCTCCAGTACTGTCGCTTGGTGCAAAGTCACTCACGTCAAATACTGTTGTCGCAGAACTAGCAACAGAAACTCTTTTAATACCTATTCCTGTATTAACTCCGATACCTAATTTTAACGCACCATTTAATTGTGATTCTGCAACATCAGTTTGAGTACCAATCATAAAAGTACCAGTTTTTGCTAAAGAAATCTTAGGTGTATCTACGTTATCTGTACCAATAACGAATAAGTCGGTAGCATCATCGTGTCCTATGGTAAATTGTACTGATCCAGCATTGAAAAATTTTATCTCAGTATCTGAGCTTGCTGGTGCATCTAATCTAATTCTACAGTCGCCAGATGCAGTTTTTAAATCTAAAACTTCTGCTGGTGTCATACCTATGCCAAAACCTGTACTGGTTAGACGTGCTTCCTCCGTGCCTCCCACTTCAAATACAGTAGCACCCGTAGGATTGATGATAATATTTGAGCTTGAGTTTTGGCACGCCATTTCAAAATTAGCACCCATAAACATTTCAAATGATTTATTTGATGAATCTTGTAGTCTTAGTGTGGCTGTTCCACTTCTTTCTATTTCTAAGCCACTGCCATTTGCAAAACTTGGAGATGCTCCGATTCCTACGTCACCAGAAGAATCAATACGCATCCTTTCTGAGCCACCAGTATTTAGTGCTATAGCAGCACCACTTACATTTCCTGCATTAAGTCTTAAAAAACCGCCTTCACTAGAAAACTCATTTCCTTTTGCCCATACATAGGCACCTCTAGAATCGGAAGCAGCTCCACCACCATTAACCATTACTGATTTGTTATCAGAACCATCTGAGGTATTACCTGCAATAAGTGAAGTGGTTTGATTAAGAAGTATATTGCCTGAATTATCAATACGAACAGTCTCACTAGCAGAAGAATAAAATTGATGAGTTAAAGCATTAACTCTAAAGTTCATATATTCATTAGCTGTTCTGTCGTAGTTGGTTAGTCTGTTAGTGTCTGTATCTATTTCTGGATGGAACTCCATACCTGCTGCTCCACCATTAGAAACAACAAAAGGTGCGTCGGGCGAGGTAGTCCCCACACCTATCCTGCCACCCTCAGACATATCAATGGTCATAGCTGTTATTTCTGAACCACCATCATTACCTCGTATAAAAAAATCTGCATTTGAAACTAAACTTTTAATTTCAAGGTCTGTTCCTGCCATATCAATTTGACCAACATTTGTTCCACCAGATGTAAAAAATATTTGTTGACCTGCTGCATCAAGAACAATATCTCCAGCGACATCTAAAGTTAAATCGCCAGAGGATAGGTCTATTTCTGTACCATCAATTGTTATGTTGTCTATTGATACGCCTGCATCGGCTGTTACTGCTCCATTAAACGTAGCTGCGCCCGCTGCTGACATATCAAGGGTAAGAGCTGTAATGCCAGAACCACCATCGTCACCTTTGAAAAGAATATCTTTATCTTGAACTTTTGACTCTATAACAAAATCAGATGATGAATTTGATAAATGACCTATTGCAGTGCCGCCGTCTTGAAAAATTATATCGCCACCATCTGCATCTAAATTGATATCACCAGCACTATCCAATATCATGCTTGCCGTTGCATTTGAAATGGTATTGTCATTAATTGCAATGTTGTCTACAGTAAGTGACGTAAGTGTACCAAGACTTGTAATATTGGTTTGTGCTGCATCTGTTACTTTTAAATTGGCAAAAGCATCGACAACGGCCGCGCCAGATCCTGCGCCATCTAGATAGACTGCTTTGACATCGCCTGTAGGTATGGTGACATTAGCACCAGTGCCTTGCGAGATCGCAATGGATTGCGAGCCTGTTGTGGCGTTCTCAATAAACATGACACGCGATATAGTGTTGGGTGCAATAGTTAGTGTACGAGTTGCTGATAAGGTGGCCGAAGACGTGACCTTGAAGTACATGGCACGAGCCGGATCAGTTGATCCATCGGCAACAGTGGTACTTGCATCTGCATCGGAAGAAAAGCAATCTTGCGTGCCAAAACCGAGCGCTTCACCTATGAGTTCTAAGTTTGTATTGGTTTCAGATCCCCAGGTACCACTGGATTCTCCGGTCCCAATCTCTTTTAATCTTAAATCGTTTACATACGTTGCCATTGTTTATGTCCTCTTATGTATCATGCCGCATCTCTGCCAGCGTCTATTGTAGTATAGTTTGGAGTTTGACTTGTCGCAACCTCTGAGAAGCCAGGCGATTGTGTTGTCGTCACTTCCGAATAATTTGGTGTTTGATCGGTATCGATCTCGCCATAAACCAAAATAAAGCCTGGGCTCGCCGTCATGCTTACGCCTGTCAAGCTGACAATAGCGCCAGCATCGACTATCGGAGATCCTAAACTTGCAGCAAGATCAAAGCCAGCAAGGTTTATAACCTCATTTTCGTGGACAATAACAGAGCCAATTGCGGATGTTACGCCCTGGCCGGTAACTGCAACATTGGCCTCGGCATCGACGCTTGGTGCGCCCAATCCAGATGTCATTGCTTGTCCAGTTACCTGGACAATTGCAGACGCAATTACACTGGTAGTACCAAGGCCAGCTGTTACAACTTGCGTAGCTGGGACCACATTGGCTTTGGCAACAACAGTTACGCTGCCAAGACCAGAGGTGATAGATCCGACGCTAGATAATTCTACGGGTAAGGCAGTTCCCCAGGCACCTTCACCCCAGGATCCTCTACCCCAGCCGTTGATATTAGCCATTACATATTATCGCGGACTTGCTCTAATAAAGTCTTAACATTACCAAGCTCCTCGCGTACAGGATCTGTCATAAAGTCAAGATTTAACATAGAGTCTATCTTTGCGATTGCGTCAATTATTTTTTCTTTATCGGTCATTGTGTTATTCTACCTCAAAAATATCTACCTCATTAGGGTTGTAGTTATTTGTAAATTTTTGTAAACTAGGGTTGATGAAAGAACGATTATATTTTACATGGGAAGAAGGACCTGCTGTTATAGATCCAGTGGATGCTGGGTACTTAGGTTTTTTCATATCACCTGGTAATGCCGACTGGACATTAGCAGAACCTAGCCAAGTTGCCGACTTTTTCGTCGACGGCTCAAAAATGTCTGAATCAGACTTCAATAATAAATTTGGTGGTATCGGTTCAGATTTACCAGAATTACCAGACGTTACATAACCGCCACTAGCAAACTTCTTAACCTCGTCATAAAAACTAGGATCTATTTGGTCTTTAGCTTCTTTAAATATTTCATCCATCTGTTTGAGTAATGCTTCGCCTTTTTGCACAACCTCATCGTTCATTCTGGCTAATTCGACGGGATCGCTTGGCATGCCTTTTGGAAATAAAGATCTAAACTCTTCATAATAGACGTGAGCTTTATCACCAGCTCGCCACATAGGCGCAGTAATAATGCCGACTTCGCCAATCAATGTTTCGCCGTTAGCACCAGTAAATTCAATGTTTAGCTTACGATCAACAAAACCTGCTGGTTTAATATCTCTACCTTTATCAAAAACTTTAAATTGTTTGGCTATAGCAGCAGCCACGATCTCTTCTTCTGCTGGTGTGTTGATTACGATTCTGGTTCTTATTGGATCTGAAAGATTGGTGACATCGCCGCCAGTTTTGGTTGCGGCTTTTTCAGCGATTCTTTCTGGCATTTTAACAGTGCCAACCGGAGATCCGGTCAGATCATCTATGGTTCTTGTTGTGCCGGGCAAAATAGTTGTTAGACCTAGCTCGTCGGCGATTGAATCTATTTGTTGGTTAAACTCTGGCCCAAGGCGCAAAGCTCTTTGGTGCATATTCAAAGCATCTTGCGCGACATCGCCAGTGTAAAGATCAGCTTGTGCTCTAGTTAATGTTCGTCGTGGATCTGGATCTGGTAAAGCTAAAATACCTTTATCACTTTTCAAACCAGCCTTGAGTGGTTGTTTGAGAAGGTTGGCTACCTCGCCGACCAAGGGTATAGCTGCAAGACCAGATAAACCAGCAATGCCAGCATTTAAAAAACCTTCGCCTATATTGCCTTCGCTAAAATCTCTGTAAGCGTCGCGGCCATATTTGCCAGCTGCGGCCACGTCCAGGGCCATGCCTGGAGGAGTAAAGCCAGCAGCTATTTGCGCCAGCAAAGGCACGTTCTCTTCGTAGCCTTCAACAGTAATATCTAGTAGATCTTTTTCTGCCGGGCCGCCTTCTTGGAATATGTCAATGTCTTGATACATTCCATGATTATAACTGAAACTCTAAAGATTTCTAATCGTGAAGGCCCTGGAACTTTCTTTTCAAAATTCTATGCACTTTGTGGAACGGAAAGTCCTCATAGCCAGGATGTGAATTTTGGATCTGCGTAGCTATCTTTCTAGCACCCAAACCTTTTTCGCGCAGAGCCCAAATATGTTTAAGCACCGCTTGCTCTTCTGGGATCGGCACCAGCTTAGTTCTACGTCTGCTACCAGAGTCGTCGTACTCTTTTTTGTAACCAAAAGGTGTTTGGCCGCCAATGGAGTAGCCTTTCTCAGCATAGACCAGCTTACCGCCGTTAAGCCTGGACATAATCATTTCTCTCTCGATCTCAGCAAACTGCGCCATATTGATCAGTAGATTTTGGTTGGTCAGCCTGGTCATATCCATCTTAGCCTCAAGACCAGTCTTGGCTCGCTCTTTGGGTAAGACCACCGGGATATCGGCAAACATGTCGCAGAAGTACAGCGTGATCCCGGACTCTTCGAGCGTTGGGACCATGTTGACCATTTCTGAAAAGGATCTAGCAAGCCTGTCGAGTTTGGTCGCTACTATCACGTCATGGTCGTCCATGGTGTCGGTCAGCTCTCTGGAGCCTGGACGCTCAAGCAATGGCTTCATGCCACTTATGCCAGCGTCGGTAAAGAACTTGTC